AGGACACAAGAAGCAGGAGCCTCATATGATTATCCAAACTATAATCCTCATATCACAATAGAATATGATTGTGGTGATATAGATTTTTCACACTTACAAAATCCAGACTTTGATATCATTCTTTCTGGTGAATATATTGAACCACTTGATCCTGAATGGGTAGAAAATAAATAAATTAAATAGTTAAAAGGAAATAATATGCCGTATAAATTGGGAGAGGCTTATAAAGCTAAAAATGGAACTTTGGATGAAGCTACAAAACTTCAAGATATTATCAAGAAACTTGAAGATATAGATTTACAACTACTAAAAGTTTCAGGTTTATTTGATAGAGATTTATATGATGTAGTAGCAATGCATCAAGATTTTAAACCAGTAAATGCACTAATTAAAAAAATTATTAAAAATCTAGAAGCTGGAAAATACAATAAATAAAAATTTTAAATAGTTAAAAGAATATTAACAAAGGAGAAAAGAGAATGGCTAGTGCATATCAAAAACGAAATGTGCCAGGTGTTTATCTACAAGTATTTGATGAATCACTTGTAATGACAAGCACAGTCAGCATTAATGTTGCTGCATTGCTTTCTAGTAGAATTGGTGAAGCCAATAAGATTATTGATGTTGGGAATGAAACAACCCTTAAAAATATATTTGCTGCACCTACAAATGATAACTTTGATGAATGGTTCAACATTTCTAGAATGTGGAAATATAAAGTAGGTTCACTTGGTGCTCTTGCTAAAGTTATACGACCAATTGGTACAGGTTCAATTAATGGGGCTTTAACTGTTACAACTACAACTGTTGTTCCTGCACCAGCTCCACTATTAATTGAGAATAGAGACAAAGTTGATACTGTCACAGTAGTATTTGACTCTGCTGTGGATTTGACTCATGGATTTTTAAAATTCTATTCCGCATATCCTACAGATGTAGTTTATAAGTTAGCTCTATGTAAACCATCAGATTTTGCAACTGCAGAGATTTATAATGGTGTTGCATTTATTGATAATTTTGAAGTTGCTCCAGAAGGAACTCAAGTTGCTATTGCAGTACTAGATGCTTCAGACAATATATTAGAGAAATATGTCGTTGATGTAAATCCTGGTGGCACAGATACTTATGGTTTTGATAACTATATTGAGAATGTATTTAATCAACAATCACAGTATATCTATGCTTTTAGAAATGATACTGTTACAAGTGGAACTCCATTTTCATTTGAAGCAACTGCTCTTCATGGTGGTGCTTATGTAGCTCCAACTGATGCAGAATATACAGCAGCACTTGCATTGTTTGGTAACTCTGAGTTAGTTGATATTAATTATGTGAATGTCCATCCAATGGTTATCCCAGAATCTATCACACTATGTGAGACTAGACAAGATTGTTCGTTTAGAGCTTCTGTTCCAAAGAACTTGATTGTTGGTAAAGATATGACAACTGCAACTGCAGCTATCAAAACATATAGTGGAACAACTCTACCAACCAATTCAACTTATGGATCTTTTGGTGCTAATTCATTCTTGATTTTTGATAGTTATAACAATAAATATAGATGGATTGGAACTGCTGGTGATCTAGTTGGTATCAGAATAAAACAAAATTTATCAACTCAACCTTGGTATAGTGATGCTGGTCTTAATTATGGACAGTTTGTTGAAGTTGAAAAACTTGCTCAGTATTGGGATGCTACTGCTGTTAAAACTATTATAGAATCTAGAATGAATCCTATTATCTTAAAACCTGGTAAAGGTAATGTAAAGTGGAATCAAAGAAACTTTACTGCTAAACCGAGTGCATTAAGAGATGAGGGTGTAAGAGAACTTGTCAATGTTATTTGGCGAACTGGTAGAGATTATCTTGAATACAAACTATTTGAATTCAATGATGACTTTACACGTGGTTCTATTTCTTCTCAATTGAATCGTTTCTTAAAATCAGTTCAAGATGGTAGAGGTATTAGAAAAACAGATGCAGGAAAAGATGGCTTTAAAGTAAAATGTGATAGTACAAATAACCCTTCTGATATTATCAACCAGGATGTACTTATTGTTGATATTGCATTCTTACCAAATAGAGCTATTGAAGAAATTGCATTTAGAATGACTATTGCTGAGAATGCATTACAATTAGAAGCACTATAGGAAGAACGAGGGCTAAATACCCTCTTTAAGATTAAATTAAATAATTAAAAGAATAAAGGAGTCTGAATGAGTAAATCGCTTTTACTTGAAGCCATTTCCAAGATTGATGAAAAACTTCTTTCACCAGAAGTGCGAACAACAATTATGGAAGCTTTTGATGCTTCTGTAGATTTGAAAGCAAATGAAAAAGTGAAAGAACTTCAAGAGTCAGTTGTATCTGCTGTTGAAGAACATGTTGCAAATATTGCTAAAGCTCATATTTATGATCTGAACGAAAGTTTTAAATCTGCTTCTGAAGCAAAAGCAAAAGAATTAAGCGAAGCATATGAAGCTGAACTCCAAGAGAGTTTAAATGCTAAGTTTGATTTAAAAGTCAAAGTATTAGTTGAATCAATTGACAACATTTTACAGCAAGCAGTAAATGAGACAGTTGAAGAAATTAAACCTGCTATTGATAATGAAGTTGAAGTTGCTAAAGCAAAAAGAATCACAGAAGCTGCTGTTGAATTTGCAAATAAGTTTGCTATTGCATTAGCAGAAGCTGATGGTGATCCAGATGATAAAGAACTTGAAGATGAGAAAAAGAAAGCTAAAGAACTTGAAGATGAAAACAAAGAATTAAAGAAAGAGAAAGTTGTGACTGAAGCAGTAGCTGATTTAACAGCAATTCAATCTGATAAATTCTCTAAATTAATTGAATCAATTGAGTTTGATAATGTAGAATCTTTCACCACTAAAGTTCAGGCATTGAAATCCATCATTGTAGAAAGCAAAGTTGAAGATAAAAAGAATCTTCATGAATCAAATCCTAGTGGTAAAAAACCATCGTGGATGAGATAAATTAAATACTTAAAAGAAACCCATAAAAAAGGAAAATATATATGAAGACCAAAACAAAACAAGTGTTGGCTGAATCAGTTCAAGCTAGTGTTATTGCTGTGAATGAGAGCCTAAAAACAAAAGTCCTTTCAAATGAGGAAGTTGTAGGCTTACTTGAGAGTGCTGGTGATAAAGTTCAAGAGTCTAGACTTGCACAAGCTGTTAAAATGATTCAACTTCAAGAGAAATCTTTGAATGAGCAAAACTTCTCTGCTAACATTGAACCATTTACAAAAAAATTGCAACCACTATTAAGACGTATTATTCCTAATATGATTGCGTTTGATATCGCAGGTGTTCAACCAGTTGATGGACCATCAAGTTCTGTATTTGCTATCAGAAGTAAATATGCTGGTTCTAAAAATACTCCAATTTCTAATGATGCAAAACTTCTTGTATATACAGTTGCAGCAGCTGTGGCTGTAGGTAATACAATTACATCTGCTTCTGGAGCTACTGGTACTGTAACTTATGTTGAAGAGTCTGGTACAGTAGGTAAACTTCTTGTAAACGTTGTTTCTGGTACATTTGTACCTGGTGAGAAATTTGATATTGGTGGTACTTATTCTGCAGGTGCAAATGATAACACTATTAATGCTATCTATACATCAGAGTCAGCTTATAAACAAATCTTGAAATCATATACTGGTCCATACAGCACAGCTGCTGGTGAGATTCTTGGTGATGATATGCATCAGTTAAAAGTAACAGTAGAGAAAATCTCTGTTAACGTTGTTACAAGAGCACTGAAAGCTGAGTTCACAATGGAACTTGTTCAAGACCTTCAAGCAATGCATGGTGTTGCTGCTGATGAAGAATTAATGAACTTCCTTGAGACTGAAATCAATCTTGATCTTGATCGTGAAATCATTGACAGATATAAATCTATCGCAACTGTAGATGCTGACTTTGCTGTTGGTACTCTTACTGCTTCTGCTGGTAGATGGAATATGGAAATGTATGCTGGTCTATACCAAAAAATTCTTAAAACTGCTAATGGCTTAGCTGTTAAAAACAGACGTGGTAAAGGTAATATTCTTCTTGCTACTGCTGGTGTTATCAGTGCTCTTGAGTCACTTGGTAAATTTAGAATGACAGCATATGAAGAGAGTGTTAAAACTGGTGAGAACCAAGCTACTACTTATGTTGGCACACTATCAAATGGTATGAAAGTATACCAAGATTGGTTCGCAACTAATGAGTATGCTATGATCATCTACAAAGGTGCTACAGAGATGGATGCCGGTCTTATCTATTCGCCCTACGCTCCGTTGCAAGTTGTGGAGGCTGTAAACGCTCAAACATTACAACCAGTAATGGGTATCAAAACTCGTTACGGCTTGACAGTAAATACCTTGTTAGATGAAGGTGGTGGATCTAATTATGCTGAGATGTTTACTGTAAACTTTACAAATACGCCTTTAGCATAACTTAAATGAGAAGATTAATTTCTTCTCATAGGTTTGTTATGATGACAAGAGACAAAATCTCTTGTCATCAATCTTCTTAATACTACTTTAAGCAACTCCATAATATAATATCTAAAATATATTAGGAGATAATATGCATACTCAATACCTCACAGAAGAATCACTTGGTAAATATCTTGAACTTCTATATCCAAAGTATGAAATAATTCATGATAAGATAATACCTAACTCAAATTGTAAATTTAGACCAGACTTTAGAATTGAAGAATTAAAACTACTTGTAGAGTTTAATGGGTTTCATCATTTTAATTCTTCATCCACAATTTTAAGAGATGAAAGAAAGAATAAAATATATTCTGATCTTGGATATAAGATAATAAATATTCCATATTTTATTCAATTAGATTCTACTATGTTACTTTATTATTTTGGTTACTATCCTAATGATTTTCCTATATCAACATTTCCTCATGGGTTTATTTCAAAAGTTGCTTTACTACCAGCTGATTTTTGTGAACTTGGTATTAAAAGTTATAATAATATATTATGTAAAATTCCAAATAAAGTTTTTGCTGATATTGTACAATCACTTGATAATCTTGTTGTAAATGGAAAAGATTCAAGAGAGGTATATTAATGTTTGAAAAGAGAAGATGACAAACTTAAAGAACTTCTTATTGAAAAGCTTAATGATCTAAACTCAAAATAAATACCTTCCTTCCTTAAAAATTAAATAATTAAAAAGGAAGGAAGCTAATGAAAAACACTTCTATTGTATTTGAAAATTCAAGTCCTTCAGCTAACAGTGTATTAACACCTGTTCAGTCTGGTCTAGCAAGAGCAATAAAATCTAATTTAAAAGAATCAGCTCTTAATGAAGGCAGCACTGCTGATGTTGCTATCTATCAAAACTTACTAAGAGCTGTAATTGAAAGAACTGAATCAGACTCTGTTCTTCCTCTTATTAGTTCTTATGTTCCAGCTTCAACTCCATCAGGTAAAATTCCAGTTGTACTTGTGAAATATATTGGTAAAGATGAAGCTGTATCTGCTGCAACAATTTTACAAGTAGCTGATACAACCGGATTTGTTGTGGGTGGTCAAATCTCAGCTGCTGGTGGAGTTGCAACTGGAAATGTTCTTTATGTAGAATCTGGTTTGATATTAGTACAAACTTTAACAGGTGCATGGTCAGCAGGTATTGCAATTGATAATGTAACTCCATATGTTGCTGCACAAACAACTATAGTAAAAACTTTATCAAATATTGCAAAAGCTGGTACAATTTTTAGAAATTACTCTGGTACATATGCAACTAATGATGCAGAAATTCTAACAAATACTCAAAAAAATAAGTTTAGAGCAGAATTACATCAGATTGATTATACTGCAAAAACAAAGACAATTTCAACAGGTTTTACTCTAGAAGCTATTCAAGATATTATGGCAGTTTACCCTGATGGATATAATAAGATCACATCTGCTATATCAAATATCGTTATGCAAGAGGTAGAACAATCATATATTGAATGGCTGAAAACTATTGCACCACAGACATCTGATGTATCTCTTATTGCATCTCTTGGTATGGCTAGTGGTATTAGAGATACATATACAGACATACTTGGCAGAATTAATACTGCTATCGGCAATATAAGACAAAATACATCATTAGATGGAGCTTGGTTTATTATTGCATCTCCTAGAGTAACACAAGCATTGAGAACAATTGATTTGATAACAAATACTAAAACTGATCTAGTAAACTCAAAATATATTGGAACACATATCACAGGCGGATTTCAAATGATTGAGGATTGTTATGCTATGGATGATTATGTTATAGTTGGTCATGCTGGTATCAAAGGTTATGATTCTGGTGGCGGTATCTTTATTCCTTATAATATTGATATCGTACATGCCACAGATCCTATTACATTGCAAGAACAAATTGGTGTAAAAGTGCGTTATGATTATGTAAGAAGCCCACTTGATACTCATACAAGTTCTACAGGTGTTGGTGGTGATTGTGATTTCTTTGAATATTTTAAAGTAACTGGATTCACTGATATTCCAAATTTCTAAGAGGTAATAGATGAAAAGGACAATGGATCAAACTGCAGATACTTTCAAACTTGAAGGAATGTATATTGCTGAAGTTACGGCAACTGATGATCCAAAGAAAAGAGATAGAGTCAGAGTAAGAGTCCATGGAATAATGGATTCAAATTCTGACTCTGCTACATGTCCATGGGCAGAACAATGTGGAATGCTATTTTCAGGTGATCAAGCATCTGCTGGTATTTCATCTGCCCCTAAAGTTGGATCACTTGTATATGTCATGTTTTTATTTGGTGATGTGTCTTTACCAGTATATTATGGATATGTGAGA